TCAGTTCTCGCCTTTTGCCTTGTAGGCCGCGCGGTGGTCGGCGAGCGCGGCACCGTAGTCGAAGTAAACTCGCCAGGAGACGGCCAGTTTGTTCGGTTCGGAATCGAGTCCGAAGAACTCCACCGTCGGCGACTGCTGGCCCTGGAGGAACGCGACGATCAGCGCCGCGTCGGCCGGGCCGGAGAACAAGTACCAGGCCTTCGCCGAGGTGCCGTCGAACCGGGCGGCGTTGGACAAACGCGGCTCGACCTCCAGGCTGACAGCGTTCTTGAGGGCGTTGCCGGTCGGCAGGTCGTTGTTGGCCCGTTGCATGAAGTCGGACATCAGCAGTTCCTTCGCCGTCTGCTGAAGCTCGGGCGGCACCAGCAGGATGCGAGGCCGGATGTCAAGGTCGCGATGCTCGTCGTCGCGCTGGGACAGCATCATCGCGATCCCCTTGGCGAGCGACGTGCTGGACAGCGCCGTGGCCGCTCCCGTTTCGTAGTTGGCATTGCCCGCGGTGAAGAAGTTGCCGCCGGCATTCGCCAGGAGCACCTGGTAGACGAGGTCCGACAGCGACCGCATCGCCGCCCGGCCCATCGAGCGAGCCGTGTCGTCGAACAGGCTCAGATCGTCGTTAATGATGTCGCGGCGGTCGATGCCGATCATCCGGGCGAACGTATCGACGCGATAGCCGTAGGTGGCCTCGTTGATGGTGCCGTGCTTGATCTCGCCGCCGGGAGCAAGCTCGACGAGGTCGCTGGCCCCGCTCGGCCGAACGCCGGTGTGGGCCTTGAAGTCGTTGGCGGACTTGATTGCCGCGAACGGACGCCAGCTCGCCGGCGACTCGGTGTAGGCTTCCATCAGCACCTTGTTTGCCGCGTTGCCCAGTGCGACCGGCAGCGAGTAGGTGCTGAGCGCGGCCCGGATCATTGCCTCGCGTCCATGCGGTCCTTCCTTGCCGTCGAGCAACAGAGCTGCCCGGCAAAGATCGACCAGGTTCGTCGCCCTCAGGTCGCGGGCCTGCTGAGCGGCCGTTGCTCCCAGGTGCTTCTCGGCGAGTCCCTCACAGTGCATGAGGGCCAGGATGGCCGCCTCCAGCACGGTCTGGGACGGAGCAGCGTGGCCCGCGTGAATCGGCGAAACACGCGGCCGCTCAGCCCGCATCACTTCGAGCCGGGTGCGCTGAGCATCCCAGCCTTCACGGATAGCCTGCAGTTCGATGTCGCCATGCCGACCGCCGCACGCGGCCCGGATGGCATTGACCCGCTCCGTCTCGGCGATGGCCGCCGCGCGGATAGCATCGGCGGTGTCGATCTCGTTCGTCATGCTCTTCTCCTTCCGTTGGGCCGCGATGGCGACCGACGTGTTGGCGTCGGCACCGATCGCGACGATGCTCACCTCTCGCAGCACGCCGGCCTTGACCAGCGTGAACCCGCTGGCCGGCGCCTTGATCGCCCGGCCGTTGACTTGCACCTGGTCGCCGGGCCGCACGCGCTCGTAATCGCTGGGCGCGACGCCCACTGAGGCCTGGAAGCGGAAGCCGGCCCTGGCCAGTTCGACCACCTGCCGGGCCGCGTCCGTCGATGGCGTGATCGTCCCTTGCACGAGCAGCCGGCCATCCGCCACGACCGCCTTGCCGTGCCCGACGATCCCCTTGAGCGTCGAATCGTGATCGGCCAGGATGCCGACCTGCTCGGCCGAGGCGTCGACGCCGGCCAGGTCGATGACAACCGGGCCCCAGCCTGGAACGACCATTATGCCGCCGGTGTAGGCGACGATGGTGACGCTCGGCGGCTTGCCAGCCGTGGCCTGAATTTCGACCTCGCTGGACGCGAGGAGCAGTTCGTCAATCGCGATACTCATGTGGAATCCTCCTTGCGGAATGGATTGAATCCGGCCGCGACCAGCTTCGGGGCCAGAAGTTTCAAACGGTAGCGGACCGTCCCCTCGGACACGCCCATGCGGCGAGCCGTTTCACTCACGTTCCCCCGGCAATCGAGGAACAGCCGGCAGAGCGCCCGACTTTCTTCGTTGTCGATGAACTCCAGCACGTCGTCCGTCGTCGAGCGTTTCTTCATCAGTTCGACGCGCCGGTCTTCGTCCTGATCGGTCTGGCCCGGCTGCTTTTCTTGTTCGTCGGTTGTCGCTGGCTCGGGAGCATGCATGAATCGCTCTGCCCGTCGCCTTTCACGTCGCGCGTAGTTGAGCACGGCCCGCTGCACGATCGTGTGGATCAGCGTTTTCGCCGTTCCCTTGGCCGGATCGATCTTCGGAGGTTTGCGGATCAGCTGTAGAATCGCTTCCTGCACGGCATCACCGAAATCGACGTGCTTCGGGCAACACTTCTGGGCCTCCGTCAATGCGGTGGCCCTGGCAAAGTCGAGCAAGTCGGGCGTCAGTTCGAGTTCTTGTGGTGAGGAGTCATTCATTTAGACCTCCTCGCCGCGTTCAAGCCGCTCCCGAACGTCGTCACAAAGCGTGAAGGTGAGGATCGCCCGCGCGTCGGCACGAGGAGGCATGCGGTGCATGACGAACAGCTGGTCATCCGCCACGATGCGACGCCGATACTTCCGCGACGCTTCTTTCGCCGCCTCGCGGAGCGGCCGCAGAAAGTCCGCGTAGGAGCAACCCAGCGTCGCACACATGTCCGCGTACGGCGTTCGGATGCCGGCCTCCTCGAAGTAGTCGGCGGCGGCATCCACGTCAGCCCGCGTCCAGACGTCCGGTTGCGAGAGCTTGACGACGCCGTTCTTGACCAGCACGTCGAGCATCTCCGGACGGGAATCGTAGCCGCGACTGCGGAGATGGTTTGACGCCTGGACGGTAGCCATCGGGAACAGCTGGGATTCGGCCGGTTCGTCGTCCTCCAAAGGCTCGAACACCGGCGGCTTGCCAGGCTCTTGCTTCAAGAAACCCACCCCCTCCAGCCCGGCCCTCCACTTCAGATCGACGTACTCGTCAAAGGTCAGTCCGATTCGCATGATGCTGTCCTCCCCTGGAACCTGTGGCGAGCCCATCGCTCCCCTTACCCACTTATTTCCTGCGGGTGGGCCGATTCGTAAGGCGATTCGTCAGATTTTTTGGGCTGGCAGGAGCCTCCGAGGGAATGCAGGGCCTCGGTACGGACGATGCTGGCATAGTCGTTTCGGCCCGGCGCTGCTATGCTGCCGAAATGAAGAGACCGATTGCAATTCCGCCAGCGTCGAAGGATGATCTCTCAACCGGCGACGAGGTGGCGCGTGTACTCGCGCCCCTCCTGGGTAAGCCGTTTCGATTGACGGCCAAGACTCGAACCGACGGGTCCAACCTGCGAAAGACCATTGCTCGCGTCTTGGAGGAATCCGTCGATTTGCCGACGCCGGCCGCCGACGGGGCTTGGCGAATAGTGCCCCCAAAGAAAAAAGGCGTCCCACGCCTCCTTCGGGAATTTGTCGATACCTACATCGTGACGTCTGGTACTGCTTACAACTTGCAGGTGTGGAATCGTAATCCCTCCGAGCCTATCCCGCAGATCGAGTACAGCGACGGATCACTCTTGCGCGCCAACGATGTCCGATTGATCCTCGTGCGAGTTGATGTCAGCCGCCAAGTCATTCGATCCATCATCGTTGCCACGCCGGAGTATATCGTCCGGCATTTCGGGAACTTCGGTAAGCCGACCGTCAAGGAGCAACTCATTATTCTGCCTCGCGTCCGCCAGCAGGTGTTGGCGATGGATCCGCCGATATTGTTCTACCCTGACGATGCGGCAACGTCGCGCAAGTTCAGCAAACGGATCATTCAGCAGGCCGCTGGAATCCATGATGCCCCGGCAGTCGAGACGACACTCCGCCTGGACGTGATCCGAGAGTTCGTGCAGGCACATCTTATCGGGAAGCGGATCGAGCCGAATGCAACCAAGACTCGTGGCCAGCAACTGGAGAAGATTGTAGCGTCTGGACTCGGTTACAACGTGACGGACGCTGACGTGTTGATTGGCGGTTGCCCGGACATTCGCCATCAAGCATTGGAGGTTAAGATTCAAGATGCGCCAACCGTCGATCTCGGCAGATACTCGCCGCAGTTCGATGAACCGATTGAGGGCTGTGTGGGTTTCTCAACGCAGTCGGTTCGCTACCTGATCGCTTTGACCGATCCGGCAACGGGCACTTGCCAGGGCGCTGTACTCTGTCCGGGCCGACGGCTGGCAGAGCATTTCGTTTATGTTGCCGACAAGAGCTTCAAATGCCAGCGGTCAATCCCAATGGCTTTCTTCGACCGCTTTGATGGCCAGGCGAGATTCAATCCTCAGTATCCGTAACCTGCGGAGGCTCAATGCCGAACGCCAGCGCGACAAGTCGGTCAACCTCTGCCTCCAGTTGCTGGCGCTCGGCACTTGACGGGAGATCCTGAACGAGACGGCGAACCACTTCGACAACCTGCTGGCTTGCAGTGGCATCACGGTCGGGTAGGGGATACTCCGCTATGTATTGCGTCAGGTGCCGCCTACGTTGAGCATAGAGCTTGTTCTGAAACGCAAGATCATGGTAACGGTTCATCAATGAGGAGTTAGCGACTCCGAGAATTAGCAATAGGAGGTTAGCGTCGCCTGGATCGTTGGTCGTTATCCAGTAGCAATTACCATCAACGATGCAGCCCTTGGTGTCCATGAAGAATCTGGCATCAGGGCTGATGTCCGGGAATACGATTTTCGGCAGTGACCAAGAGGACGGATCCTGGGGAACCCAGACTTCATACCACGCTCGTCCTGCGTCAAGAACATACTTTCTGGATTCGAGCTTCTTTCTATTCGTCAGTAGGTACTTCCAAGTTGGCGAACACTCATCAAAGCGAACAACTCGTCTCCGATTGTCAACGACCTCATGCGTATAAAGCACTTGCTTTTGAAGCCCTTTCCGCTCCAGTGGCCGCCACTTCGCCGCATCATCTTGTGACAGCAGTGGGAAGAGGTGCCGTGTGTCAGGGCGCACATCGGAAGGCAGCGACTGCCAGTCCCGACGAATAAAGATGCTGTCAGCAGTTGTCTTGATGCCGACGCGCACTTTTGCGACTTCGCCGATGCGAAAGCGGGCTGCTTCATTGATCCTTCTGACCCATTCGGATTCGCTTCCGGTAAGCAAGGTCCAGGGCCTGCTGTCGTCATCCAAAAGTGGCAAGCGCCCCGAAGTCAAGCGATAAGCAGAGCCGTTGACTCGCACCAAGCCAGTTCTCGGATTCCGCAGGCAATCGAGTATAGATGCGGCCGAATCGGCTTCCGTGCTGCCATCGTTGTTTTCCTCGTAGATGCGAATGAAGTTCGGCACAGACCGCGTAGCCACATCACAAGAATCCCGTTTCTTGGCAAATATCAGGGCCGGCAGCACCGCTGCCTCGAAGAGTTTCGTGTCGCCTAGGTCAATGAGTTCGATCAGGTCGAAGTTGGTACGGAGGAACCGCCGCGTTGCCATTCCAGCCTTGGTGGTCAGGAAACGGTTTGATGAGATGACGCCAAGGATTCCACCAGATCGCAGTTGCTTTGCCATCGCCACCAAGAAGGCCTGGTATAGATCAACCCGGCCACTAAGACCAAACCGCGCCGCGAGCTGCTGAGCCCGTTTGGCACCTAGAACCTGTGTTCTGACGTAGGGTGGATTGGCGATGATGATGTCAACCGGTTCGATAGTCTGACTTGTGCCGAACAGGTCACCTTCGCTGAAGAACTCGAGGAAGTCTCCTTTGATCAAGTCGGTGTGGCATGTTCCGAGCTTCGGCTGGCGCGCTCGCAGCGAAGCGAACGAAGCATCGTCGTTTTCGATCCCAATCAGTGTCACCCGTTTGCGAACGTCTCTCGGCAGCACGTCGGCGAGTGCGCACAGGAGGTTGCCGTCACCGCAGGCGGGGTCGAGCACTCGAATCGGCCCCTTCAGGTCGTGCATAAGTGCACCAATCCGCTCAGCGACTACCTGCGCCAGTTCCGGGGGGGTGAAGTGCGCTCCAGTGGCTTTTCGCTTCGATGCCGTCATGCTTTTCCTGCGATCATCTTGGTTTCTTGACATTATCGCGTTTCGGGAGTCCAGGGCCAAGGTTTGTCGCGTCCGTCCCAGGTTGCGAGCCTGGCCACCGAGTGTCAAGAGCGACTTCTAGCAGGCAGGATGGCCGGATGGCCCCGCGATTCCAGGCGAACCCCGCCCGCTCCACACGGCTACCCCTCCCGTCTTTTCTCGTGAGGACGGGATGCTGCTTGTCCCAGACGATGCCCTGCGAGAAGTAGAGGCCATGCTTCTTGAGGAACGGCGGGTAGTTGCCGAGGTTGGCGTAGCCGCCCCAGATGTAGAAACTGCGGCCGGGGTCGAGCACGCGGGCCATGTTGCCGAACCAGGCATCAAGTAAAGCATCGAACGCCTCGTCGGAGACGAAGTCGTTGGCCAGCGGCCGGTCCTTGGGCCGGAGCTTCTTTGAGGTTGGTTTCGATTTGGTTTTGTCGCGGGCGAGGTCGAAGCCCTGGTGGTGCATGCCGCCGGCGTCGGCGGAATCAATCGCCCCCTGCTTGGTCGCGGGGAACGAAGACAATCCCGCGGCGATGGCGTTATTGCTGCGGGGCTCGACCTTCACGTTGTACGGCGGGTCAGTGTTCACCAGGTGGATCACTTCACCACCAAGCAGGCGATCCACGTCCGCGGGCTTGCTGCTGTCCCCGCAGAGCAGCCGGTGGTTGCCGAGGATCCACAGATCGCCCGGTTGCGTGATCGCGGCGTCCGGTGGGGCCGGCACATCATCCGGATCGCACAGACCATCCTTGAGCGTGGGATCGAGCAGCTTCGCCAGTTCGTCGGGATCGAAGCCGAGCAGGCCGAGATCGTAGTTCGCCTCCTTCAATCCCGCGAGTTCGATCGGCAGTAGATCGTAATCCCAGGTGGCGAGCGACGCCGTCTGATTGTCGGCGATGCGGTAGGCGCGGATCTGTTCGGGCGACAGGTCCTTCGCCACATGCACCGGCACCTGTTCGAGGTGCAGCTTCACCGCCGCCTTGTAGCGAGTGTGGCCGCAGACGATGACGCCGTCGCCATCAACCACGATCGGCTGGCGGAAGCCAAACTCCACGAGGCTCTTGGCCACGGCGTCCACAGCGTCGTCATTTTGACGCGGGTTGCCGGGGTACGGCTTCACATCCGCGATGTTCCACAGTTCGATTTTCATGGTGCATCCTCCGTGAGGGAAAAGTTCGGACAATCAAAACAAACTGTGCTGCGATTGGCCGCTGTTCCCGCGGGCGTCAAAAAAAGCAATAAATCGCCAGAAGTACCTATGGCCGCCCGGACGCGCTCCAGGGGATCGGGCGGCTGGGGACGGAGAGGGGGAAGAAGAGAGAGAAGAAGCATTTATTGCATTTCTTGTTGTTGTTGCGCTATCCCTCGACTCCCCATCCCCCTCTTGTCTCTCCGTCTCGCTTGGCTGCAAGAACAACAAGAAAGGCAATAATTCGCTCATGGCTGTTCCTCCGTGGTGCAGGCCAGGGGCGCGATCCGGTAGAAGAGGCCCGGCCGGCCACGTCGCCCGGTCGTGTGGTGCTGCGATTCGATCAGCCTTTGCAACAGCAGGGTGTCTCGGACCTCCTCGTGTTCGCGGTTCGACCACGGCAACTTGCGGTTGATGCGCCAGAACGGCATCCAGTCGTCGCCGTGTTGGCGACGCCATTGCTCCAGCACGTCGAGCAGGCGTTTACGCTTGCCGTCGAACTCGCTCTCGCTGGCGTAGTGCCGGGCCATGAACAGCATCCGCCTCGTCTGGTGCTCGACAAACGAGCCGGCCCAAGTCGCCGCCTCCGGCGAGATGACCGGATTGTCGCGGCAGCCACTTACCGCATGGAGCAGCGCGAGCCGCCGGGCCTTCTCGTAGGCGCGGGCCCAGATCGCCATGCCGGCTGGGTCGTTGGCCTGCTCGCACCTGGCGTACTCGGCGTCGGCCCGCTCGCGGATGTCGCGGAAGACAGCCGCCGCTTCGTCGGTCTGCGGCACGCGGTGCGGGACCGGGTGCCAGTCGGCCAGGTTGCCCGACGCGCCGGGACGGTAGTCGGCCCACCAGTGGGCGGCCTCTAGGATCGACGCCGGGATCGGCCGCTCGGTGTCGTCGCGGCCGACACCCCGTCCCCGGCATTCGAGGATGAGCAGGCGAGCCAGGAAGCCGTTGGTCATGAGCCGTGCCGAAAGCGACTCGTAGAAGTGCTTGGGCACGGCGGTGCCGAACAGGCACAGGCATGGTTGGTCTATGACGGTGCGTTCCTGGTTGGCCTTGGCCCGCATGACGTAGATGCTCGACGCCGACGAATACATTTGCAGCAGCATCGACACAATGGCTTCGTGCCTGGCGTCGCGTGCCTGACCGACCCGCATAAGCAAGCCGTCGATCTCGTCCACCTGGAAGATCGTCGCTGGCTGGACGAACAGTCGGTCCTCGATCCCCTCGCCGGACGCAAAACTCGTCCCCAGGCAATCCGCGAGCCCCGCCTCGTAGAGGATGCGGGCGTTGACCTTGCGAGCATGGTCCTTGCCGACGCCGGAGTTGGCCAGGCTGAGGACGTACAGGTTCGTCCGGTTGTCCATCGCGTCGCGCACCTTTCGCCCGGCGAGCAACGCCTGCAGCGTCAGCGCCCCGGCGAAGGCCAGCACCGGCTCCGGGTACGGAGCGGTGTCGAGCGTGTAGTGCATCACGTCGTCGATGAATCCCGGCACGCGGAGCAGTTCGTCGGGGATCGGCCCTGGGTCGGGCAGTGCCGGCTCAACCTCCTCCTCGTCGCCCGCCTGCATCTGGGCGTAGTGGTTCTCGGCGAGGGCCACGGAGACGTCGTCGGGCGGATACCGTGCGATGCTCGTGGCGATCCGTTCCACCTCGCGGGTCGCCAATGGCGGCACGCACCGATCGTGGTTCACCCGCAACAGGGCGGCCGTCAATTCCGACCGCGACATGCCGACCCGGCGCATGGCTCCCGCAAGGCGGGCCAGGGTTGCGTTGCGTTGGCCAGACGGGATCGCGTTGGCGTCCGGTTCGCCCTGGGCCGCGATTTGCGGAACGTGGGCCAACGTGGGCGAACCGTTGGCCAAGGGGCCGTTGGCCAGGCGGTCGAGGTCGGCCACGAGCCAAGGCGGCGGTTCGGGTAGACGGTCGGGCGGATCGTCGAGTTCCAGGCTCGGTGCCCAGCGGTAGGTCTTGTCCTCGACCACGGACGGAGGGGCCACGATGTAGCCGCCGTCGGCGCGGGTATCGACCTTGGGGGCCAGCCGCCCTTCGGTGCAGCGCCAGCCCTTGCCGACCGGTTGCCGGAAGATGCGATGGCTGCCCCCGCGCGGCGTGATCGCCATGGGTGCGACGGCCAGGTCGAGCATCCGTTCGGGATCGCCGCCGGGCCAGGCGTTCGTTTCGCCGTCGATGTCGATGACGATCAGCCCCTCGGTAGCGATGCCGACATTGGCCAGCGGATGCCGCGACCACCAGCGCTCGATCTGCTCGGCGTCGGTGGAAGCATCGTGGAAGCCGTGATCGGTCAATGGTGCCTTGCCGCCGGGGACGCAAGGGAAGACCCGGTAGCCCATCTCGGCATAGCGCAAGGCGGCGTTCACCAGTTCGTCGCGGGTCACCACGGGATTTCCTCCTCCGTGGTCGCCTGGCAGGAACGCTCGGCGTTCGCTGCCACGTTGTAACCGAACGGGAAATCCAGCGCGTCGTCGGTCAGGGGCACGGCATCGTCACCGCGATCAAGTGCTTCGGGGATCGGACCGAGTTCGTAGTCCGTAATGCGGTCGTACTCCTCGCCGCTGACACTGCGAACGGTGATCGAGGTCGTCGGAGCCAGACCGCCCGCGTTGGCGATCTCCACCGCATCCGCCGCCGTCGTCGGCACCGGTTCGCGGGACCGCTTCGTCCACCACGCGGCAGCCTTCTGTTGGGCGAAGCCGTCGTGCTCCAGGCAGACCCACTCCGACTTCCACCGATGCCAGCCGATCTTGTAATCGACGCGCATCGACTTCGGCGCGCCGTCCCCCGCGCCGCGTTTGGTGTGAACGCTGAAGATCACGTCCTCGACCGCGAACTTCTCGGTCGTGACCTGGCCCGACAGAATCCCAGCGTCGCTGGCCTTGGCCGCATGCTTGGCCCGTTCCGGCGGCGGAAACTCGTAACCGCATTCGGGGCAGTTCGCATACCCGGCGACGATCAGGGCGTTGCACTCCGGGCACTCCTTCGCGGGAGCTTCGCCGACGCCGATGGCGCGCTCGCGGACGCGGATCTGATCGACCGGCCCATGCCGCAGGACATTGCCGCCGAAGTCCAGCACCAGGCAGTTCGCCTTCGATGGATGCAGGCGAAAGCCGCGACCGACCATCTGGTAGTACAGCCCCGGCGAAAGCGTCGGCCGAACCAGGGCCACGCAGTCGATGTGCGGGGCGTCGAAGCCGGTCGTCAGCACGTTGACGTTGCACAGGTACTTCAGCCGCCCGGCCTTGAACCGGGCCAGGACGGCGTCGCGCTCCTCAATCGGCGTATCGCCGGTGACGAAGCCGCAGTCGATGTTGTGCTTCGCCTTCAGCACCGAGACGATGTGCTCACCGTGCTTGATGCCGCTGGCAAAGATCAGGCAGGCATTGCGAGACGCCGACTGCTCCACGATCTCACCGCAGGCTGCCCGCACCAACTCGGCGTCGTCCATCAGGAGCTCGACCTCGCCAGCCACGAATTCGCCGGCCCGGACGTGCAGACCGCTGGTGTCGGCCTTCACCTTGCCGGCCTTGGTGATCAGCGGGCAGAGATAGCCGCGCACGATCAACTCCCGCACGCCGACCTCGTAGCAGACGTGATTCAAGAACCCATTTGGCGTGCAAATGGACCCCGTCCGCATCCGGAAGGCTGTCGCCGTAAACCCGACCACGCGTAAGTGTGGGTTAACGGTCCTCGCCTCGGCCAGAAACTGCCGGTACATGCCGTCGCCGTCGGGCGCGATCATGTGGGCCTCGTCGATCACCACCAGGTCGAACGGATCAAAGTCACAGGCCCGCTTCCAGATCGACTGGATGCCGGCGACGATCACCGATTCGTTGCGATCCTTCCGCTTCAAGCCGGCCGAATAGACGCCGAACGGCACATCCGGGCAGACCGCGCGCAGCTTGTCGGCGGCCTGCTCCAGCAGTTCCTTGACGTGGGCAAGGACCAGCACGCGGCCGCTCCACCGCCCGACTGCGTCCTTGCAGATCGTGGCGATGACCGGCGTCTTGCCGCCGGCGGTCGGGATGACCACGCACGGATTGTCGTCCCGCGTCCGCAGGTGGTTGTAGACCGCCTCGACGGCCGCGTGCTGGTAGTCGCGGAGGATCATCATGCAGGGTCCCCGTCGAACGCGGCCGGCGACACGACCTCCCCGTTGCGGCGCTTCACGCCGCGCTGGGTTTGCAGTTCCTGCTCGCTCAGGCGCAGCCGGGCGTTGTCACGCTGGCAGGGCGGGCAGATGCGGTTGCCCGGCCCGGTCGAATCGAAGCTCTTGTTGCACTTGAGGCAGGTGCGTTGCTTTGCGCCGCCGGGCAAGTCCTCCGGCGGTGCCGGCGTCTCTTCGGCGGCAGCCGGCCCCGGGTCCGAATGAGGCACCAGCCGCACGCAGACCCGGCCGTCGGGAACGCACTCGCACCGGCGGATGTGCAGGTCGTCGATCTGGGCATCGTCGTGGTAGGCCCCGCCGTGCTGCAGCGCGTCGAGCAACGCCTTCAACGCGTTGTCGAGATCGCGACGGCGGCGATCCGGCGGATGCACGTCGATGGTGACCGCCAGCCGCCCGGCGATCGGCCGCACGCCCCGGGCGGAAAGGACCGCCAGGACGGAGCGGCGGAAGGCCCGGCCGCCCCGGCTCAGGAGCGTCCGGTGGCCGACCCGCCGCCACAGGTGGTTCACGCTCGGCGGAAACGGAAGTTCGAGATGCATGGGGTTACCTCTGGGTTGAAAACAGCCACGCCGAACCCGCAGCCATCCTTGCCGCGCGTGCGGTCTTGCACCTGCTGCCGAACTCAGCGTTTCCACGGCGGGGTGCCGTTGGCCTGCGGCGGTGCGGCCGCTGCCGCTGAGCTCGCGGGAGATTCCTTCTTCGAGAAGCCCTTGATCTCGTTGGTGATCTCGCCGGTGTCCGTTCGCTTCTTGCACTTCACATGGATCACCAGCGGCAGGTTGTGCAGTTCCACCGAGTCCTTGGGGGCCAGGACGCCGACGGCCCGGCAGATCGCGGACAGTTCCGCCTTGGCGATCTGCACGGTGACCGCGTTCGGGTTGTCCAGGTTGAGCCTTGCCCACGGCAGGCGGTTCTTGTGCGGGCCTTCGAGGATCTGGAACGTGAACTGGAGATAGCTCCCCGTTCCGGCCTTGTTGGCCTTCATTTCCGACTCGGTGATGAGCGCCAGGTACTTGCCCGCCGGGATCGGCTCGAAGTCGCTGGACGGTTCCACTTGGTTGGCGTCAAAGCCGTGAAGATTCGCCATGTCAGTTCGCTCCGTGTTGGGTGGTGGGGTTGGAAAGAGCCGCCATGAACGCCGCCCACGACAGGGGCAGGTCGTCGTTGATTCCGTACCGGTTCTTCGCGATGCAACACGGCCCGCCGACGCACCGAAGGATGCGCTCGCCGCCGTCCTTGCCGACCGCGTGCGCAATGGTTCGCTTGCGGCCGAAGCCGGCGTCCTCGGACTGCGTTCGCATGCGACGGGTCGCGAACAGGACCGCATCGACCCACTCGCCGATGAGCGCGCCGGCATGCTTGTGCAGGCGCGGCGAGTAGCGGTCGTAGGGGGACGATTCCGGGTCCTCGAATTTCTCGACCTTCGCATGGGCGATCAGCAGCACGACCATGCCGTGTCCGGATCGCAGTTGATTGAGCTGATCGACGATCTCGCGCCAGTAGGTCAGGGCATGCATGTAGCCGCGAGCGTAGCCGCCGTCGGCCTTCTCGATGTTCTTGGCCCCGGTGTCCTGGCAGACCTTGTCCCAGATCATCCGTTCGAGCCAATCGAGGCTGTCGATCACGACTGTCTCGTAGTCGTGCTTCTCCGCGCGCAACTCGCCGAGCGCCAGGGCGACATCGTCGTAGGACTTCGCCAGCGGGAACTTGTCGCAGTTGATCTCGTCCAGACCGTCCTCGGTCTGAATGAAGATGGGTTTCGGCGCTAGCGACCCGAAGGTGCTTTTGCCGATCCCTTCGACGCCGTAGAGCAGGATGCGCGGCGGTCGGGCAGTTCGCCCCCGTTCGACTTTCGCCAACAGACTCATGAAGACTCCTCCGATGAAAAGGGGTGGTGGGATTCGTTGGATGGAAGCGAGTGGTTACAACTGGTCGAAGACGCGAACGTCCTCGTACCCGGTGGGCCAGTGGTCGTCGCGCTGGCACGTCAGCAACCGCTTCATGGCCGCCTCGTTGGCCCGCTGCGCGTGGCTCAGGATCTCCGGATCGACCCGCCAAACGCCGCAGCGGAACGGCGGTTTCTTCTCGACCGCGATCAGATACACCGGCAGCGATTCGCCGATGACGAGGCGCAGGACCGCTCGATAGAAGGCAAGCTGGAACACGTAGCCGAAACGGCGGGCATCGGCCTCGAACCAGGTCAGGTCGTCGCAGGTTTTGAGATCGACGAGTCCGTGTTTCGGCGAAAGCCAGTCGAACCGCGCCTGGCACGGAATGCCGAGGTACTCGACCCGGACCACGCCCTCGGCCACGCCGACGTTCAGCAAGTCCGTCGCTGCGGCGTGAACGCGGACCGAAGCAGCCAACTCGCCGACCAGATCGTGCTGATCGTTGCTCAACACCGGCTTGGCCTGCGCCTCGGCCCATTCCGCCCAGGCCTTGGTCGCCTGGCCGAACGGCTGGCCGGTGCGCGGGTTGATCGGGCCGCCGATCGCGAACTCGGCCTCGAACCGTTCCTGGCCTTCGAGGATAGCGACGTGCGCCGCCCGTCCGATCAGGAAAGATGCGCCTTCCTGGTCCGGAACCAGGCCGAGCTGCTTCTGGCGATACAACAGCGGGCACTTGCGGAAGTCCGCGAGTTGATGGCTGCTGAGGTAGTCCCTCGACCGGGCGTGGTACGCCTCTGCGGGCTCGCGGATCAGAAAGTCGCAACGACTGGTCTCGGCGAGGAGCTTGCTCAAGCGGGCACCTCCTTCGCCTGCCGGTTCGTGCCGAGATCGACGAGGCGTTCGACGTGGAACGACTCGGGGCCAAACTCGCGGCCCAGGAAGCCGACGAACAGGCGGTTGACGTCGCGACCGACCGGCGTGCCCGCGTCGATGGCGCAGGCACGCCGATCCCGATCCAGGAAGTGGCCGGCGTCGAGGCGGGTCTGCGCCTCGCCGTGCAGGCTTTCCGTGCCCCAGATGGCCAGGAGCAGTGTGGCCTCGACCTCCTCGATGGGCACGTGCGGCGGGAACGAGTAACAGTAGAGTTC